AGTCAAACTTACTTCACTAATTTAACATTAGACCAGCACATTGCTAACAACAACTGGTTGATGAATACACTCTCTATGTTAAAAGATGATGGTGTATTATATGTGCCAGTTCTTGATAAGAACTTCAACAGATTAGGAGAAGAAGTTTATGTCTAACGTCACAAAATACACTCGTTGTGGTAAACTTGGGAAGACCATAGTTTGCCCCGAATGTGATAACAAAGCAAGAGTATTTCACTTCAGTTGGAGTGCATTAACTTGCCAAAATTGCAACCATTCCATTAACAAAACCTCTTGGAGATTAGCATGACTAACTATCAAGTAACAGCAAATCCAAATGCAACAAATAGTGAGTTAGATGCTAAACAAATAGTATCAACAACTATTCCAGATTGCGATCTTCCAGTATCATTAACTGAAGGACAAATCTCCACAATTCTTTATATTCTGGAGGGGTATATTCAGGGTAATGATGATTATGATGAAGATAGTGTATTCTATCAAGATGTTAATAACATCTTCCAGAAATTAGAAACAGTTGTTGACAGTCACTATGATAGATTAGAGGAGTTATGTAAAGAGAAATAGTGTGCCAGAACATAAACTGTCCACTAAACCCCCATTTGGGGGTTTTTTCATGTATTATTAAAGAGTAGAAAATGATTTACGCTTTTTATGTCATCAACAAGAATTCTCAGACTATCAGAAGAGGAGGAGGCAGTTTTAGTTGAAATGTTTTCTTTCTGCTGTGAGTCTGACTTTACAGAGCATCAAGATGATCCTAAAATCTTTGATGATCTATGGGAGAGGGTATCCGATCCCGAACCTTTTGACTACGTTTAAGGACAATCCACAAACTGTCACACTAAAACCCCATTAGGGGTTTTTTATTGCTATATTATAAGAGTGAAACAATTTGAGGTCAAACTACTCTGACATTCATCTTAATTAGACTGAGTAAATCAGTTAGAATAGATGATAAGAAGCAGAGAAATGACGTTTGATTAAAATTACTTACCTCAAATGTTTCACTCGCTAACTAACACAAACTGCATCGAATCTTATGCCAGCAAAGTCTACTCCAACTGCTGTTAATTCTGCAAAGAAAGTAACAACAACTAAAAGAAAGACTCGCACAAGAAAAGCATCAACTAAGGTGACACAATCTCCAAAGAAAGTATCACTAAATACTCCTAAATCTGCACCAGTTGTTGTGAAGGAAGTATCCAAAGTTGAAACCAAAAGTGTTAAGAATGTCCAAAGACGTAGACCAGTTAAAACTCATTTAACTGCTCAAGATTACGTTACTGATTTCAAAGTAAGATGGGAAATCCATTCTTTTGAGATTCAAGAACTTAACACAGATTTAGTTGCAATCTATCAATCAGCAAGTAAAATTGCAGTTGATGTTGTTAACTATATCAAAACCTCTTACAACACCGCCTTCAACTAGGACAGTTGACAAAGTGGCACACTAAACCCCCATTAGGGGGTTTTTTCATGTATTATTAAAGAGTGGAGGCAAGGCACTCCACTTATTCACCTTTACCAATTTGTTTCAAATGAGAAAACTTGAAAAGCAAATGAATTTCGCTCTATCTAATAAGGGCAACTGGAATGGATCTAATACCTCAGTTGTTTACAACGAGTCAACAAATTGCTCTTCTGTTTATCTACATGGTCATCAAATTGCAACCCTAGAGCATGATACTAAGGCAGTCAAATTGTCATCATGTGGTTATGAAACAGTAACGACAAAATCTCGACTAAATGCAATTTTAGAAGAGGTTAAGTATGGTTGCAAAGTATTCCAGAAAAACTTTAATTGGTTTGTTAGTTACAACGGACAAACACGCAATTTCTGGGATGGGATGATACTTATAGATGCAAATCATCTAGAGATAGCATAACTGCTATCTCTTTTTTCTGTCCTTTATTATTACTTACATCATGCAATCTCTTGACCCTAAAGTATATCAACAACTGAAAGATCCATCACCAGTTGTTAAGTATTACTTCTTAATTAATCCAACAAAACCAACAACTAAGGAGGGCAATTAGATGACAATTACTGAATACAAACAACTCATCAAAAATGATACTTTACGCATCGGACTTGATGACAAAACTGATATTTTAATCAACCGAATTAAAGAGGTTGATAACTTTCAGAACATGGCATGTTACTGCTCTAATTGGAAAGAATTCACTGACGAATTGAGCGAGTGGGGTGTATACAGTGCCGCTAAGATTGATTTTGATGATGATACATTAGACATCAATCTTCTTGACCAATTTATCAACAACTGGGAGGGTTAATCATGTATAGTAGTGACGCTTTCGGAAGAATCTTCTGGATTGATGAAGATTTAGAGTTTAAATCATGCCCACTAAATGTTGATGGGACTGGTGATTTTGACACTTGGGATTATGTTTCAGAGTGGGACGATTGGGAGGGAGTTAATATGTCTTTGCTCTTCCAAATTCATAAGACTTGTTTACATCTAAAACAAGATTATGCAAACTCAGTATCACTCGTGGGGGTGTAATATGAGGACAATTCATGTTACTAATGACGAGTTATATGAGTTTGTTAAGTTATACGATATACTCAGAGATATGGACTTTGAGTTTACAGAAAATCAAATAAATGTGTTTGATAAAGTATTAACGATTGCACACTTACCTGATTCTATGGAGGACAATCATGCCGCTAAGTAAGAACTTAAACATTCCCTATAGTAGAAAGAATTGGAGACAAATGAAAGCGAAGATTAACACTTTCTTCAATGAATTTGAATCCAATTATATACTACTACATAAACCAATTCCTGTGGAGGTTCTTAAATAGATCATGTTACATTTGCTCACGTTAGTATCAATCTGTGCTATAATATGCACAATGATTATTATCTACGTTTACAATCCTCATCATCATTAACAACAACTAAGAGGTAATCTATGCAACTAAATGATTTTGTAAAGGGTGAAATCGTCAGGTGTGGAGAAGATCAAGGAGTCGTTAATTTCATCTGCAAAGAGTATATAACTCTTACTGTGGGAAAGTATAACAAATCCCCTGAAGATGCTGCTCACTCGATATCACCTTATAATGAAATTAATCTTTTAATTCATTCTAATAAGTGGAAGGATTGCGAGTTAGTTACTAACAGTCAACAGGGGCATAGATTAGCGGATTTGTATCATTCACAAGAGGGAAGATATGGAGACCCACAATGACAATTAACAAAAAGGATTACAGTCACTACGATGTTACCCACGGAGAGCAGATTAACTATGTTTGGATAACACTTAAAGAGTTAATCGTCATCCAGTGGGAGTATATCAGAAAACACAGATTATGGAGGGTTATTAACAACGATGTGGAAAACTTACCGTAAATTGTTGAAAACAATTAAATGGTAAATTAAATGTATATGAGTGTTACATAGTGTGGAAAAACCTGTGGATAAAATGTAGTCTTAGCGTGTAATCTATCGAAAGTCAATCACATTTAACACACCGAAATCTTCTGAAACACATGTTAACAATCACTGACCAATCTCTTGACAAACTAACAGAAACCGTTTATAATAAGACTGTTAGTTTGAAAGGCAAAATGCAGTATCTCGTTGAGGATGAAAATGGCAAATTGCATGGCACGTTCTATTCAGTAACTGACTTAGAATTGTACATGGACGCTGTTAGAAACCGTAGAGGAGATAGGTATAAAGAATTGCCCAGACATTCATGCTTTGATTATATCAAATCGATTGGATGGTACTTATCAATTAAGGACGAGAATAACTAAACAGTTATTAACAACAATCATTGGGAATGTGTTTGCCCTAAAGTTACACCAATTGACCCCTAATTTACATCATTAAAATGTCACAAACATTCGCAATCTTTCTTCTAGAAAATGCAAACAATGGCAATGAAATCTTATCAGTCCTCGATGATATCGTAGAGACAGTAGATACAGTGCTTTAAGTAAGAACAATTGCTTGACAATTAACAGTTATTAATGTATACTTAGAGAGGGTTAATAGCCCTCTCTTAAATGTTACTCAGGGCAGTTAAATTAGCCCCCTTAAATATTAAAAACGGCCACTACCCTAACCTACAAAGGTACCCGAAAGGGCATGTTATATTATTAAAAATATTTTTTCCTTATACATATAAAAAAATCGCCAAGAACATTTTACGCCACTATGAATTTTAGACAAGATTACCAAGATGATCGTGTATGGTGTATGGAGCAGATTTTAAAGTATGAAGGATTTCTAGACAATAGAATCTATGCCTGTGCCGATAAGTGTGTATCAGATGGACTGACAACAGACTCTAAGGACGTTATTAAAGCATGGGAAGACTGGAAAGTCCGATTTCCTTCCAATTATCCCATAAATAATAGGTTATAAGAGACATGTCAAAAAGATTCACCCTTCAACTCGAACTTAACGACTTCGAGGAGTTATCCATACACCTACCTGATGAAGTTAGTGAAGACCTTGGATGGTATGAGGGAGATGAATTAGAATTTGAAGTAGATGATGTATCAGGGAGTTTTACTCTGAAGAAAGTTGAAGAATAAAACCTTCCCCACCGAGCGACCACAATCTTAAAATGACTGAACAATTCTCACAAGATGATATGAAAGCCATAGAGGCAAACTTTAAAGCGATTGAAAAGTCCTTTAAAGACATTAGAGAGGGATTTGACACAGTAAATGAGACTATTATCAAGATTAGTTCCAATCAAAAGATTATTGCTGATCGTGTAGAAAATATTGAAAAGGCATTATCTAAGATACCTACACCAGATAAAATCATGTATAGACCAGTAGGTGAAGAAGAATATATGAATCTAGGGGATAATTTTGATATGTTATACGCAAAACTTAAGGCACTACAACAATGACTACTAGAAGGAGAAAAGGCGGTTGTCATACCGATGGGTCATTATGTAGAGAAGTAAATCGACTAGACGATGGTTACTATAGTGGTATAGGAAACCTAGTAACACATTGTCATGGATGTTTACCTGACCCTACGTTTGGTCCTGCTAGAATTATAGATGCACCTGTATATCCTCCTATTGTTCAACCTACAGGTCTAAAAGAAGAAGATAGAGATGCAGTTTGTTATAATAGTATGATATCATCTCCTTTTCCACCCAATTATGGTGGAGGAGTGAATTATGGATCACCAGCAAACTATGATGGTGTAAGTTTAACTAACTGTGGTAAGTATTTAAAAACTATTCCATGTGGAGCAGTCTTATTTGACTTCTTCCCTAATGGATTATCCTTTCAACCAATGGATAGTGATACTTGGTTTGGATATGTTTATGACATGGGCATTAATGCAGGTATAATTGGAGTGCCTTGCTATCATGTTACCACTGAGGGTTTAGTACAAACTGGTAATGCTACAGCAGAAGCAACAAAAGGCGAATGTCAACAATGTACTGGTTTCTACTGCACCCCTGATAGAACATATATTAGATACACATATAATGGTCCTGATGAGACAGGTGACCCAGATTGCCCATATCCCCTTGTATTCGCCATAGGCACTGATAGCAATAAAGTGGTGTTTCAGTATAATGAGCTCGCTACAGCAGTTCCTAATGGGGTCTCAGGGTTAAACTTTGTATATACTCAACAATCTATAGACTTACCAGCGTGGAGCAACTACGATTATGGTGCAGATCCTGTTATAACCAATCAAATGGGATGGGAGAACTCAGAGGTTGAGTTTCAAACGTTTGAAGTTTTTGATGGTCCAGTGTTTCAAAATGGAATTAAGACTGGATTATCAGTAAAATGTAGAATTAGACCAGCACTTGATGATACAAATGAGCCAGTTACCATTATAGGAACAGAATGGGAGTTGATGGAGATGATTTCTCCAGGTCAAAACTATGCTGTTGGTGATGTTTTTAATATTCAGCATACCCATAGACACCCAAGTGGTGATGAAACTACCTTTGCTATTGCTTTAAAGGTCACTGATCTTGCTCCAACTACTAGTTTAAGTGGTGGAGCTGCATTTGATGTCATGATTCCTGGCGATATGCTCAATGGACACCTCGTAATGCGTGTCCAACATGCAGATTTAGATAATTTTCCTTACCATATAGCATATTTGGATGAAAGAGGGAGTGTTTTTACTAAAGATACGCAGTATACATCAAGTCGTAACCACGTAATTACCGCAATTGCAGGTCATGGCATTAAAGATCGTGCTTATTACGGTGGATTATTTGAATTTTTCGATAAATCTATCCAATATACGACTCATAGTGTCAAACCTGGTGCTCCAAACGTGTGGACTGACATAGAACAACCCGATGTTAGCGTGCAAATCACTAATGGATACGTTTCTGGCGTTACAATTAACGATGGAGGGCAATCTTGGGATAAATTACCGTTAAATTTGAAAGCAGAAGTGCAAATTTCGAGTCCACCAATCGTTACTGGTAAGACTGCGAAGGCAGAAGGCACGTTTACTAACGGTGTTTTGACTGATGTAACAATTACTGACGTTGGATCTGGTTATAATCAGGATTATCCACCAGATTTTTGGATTAGACACTTCGATCCAGAGGTAACTAACACAGTTTGGGATGGTATTCCTGATGAAGAAGACCAATATAACGAATTAATGCAGATATTTCGAGATTATGCAGCAACTGATAAGGAAGAAACTGCGTTGCAGAAGAAATTGATTGACTATATTATCAACCCTCAAGATTACAATCCATATTGGAATGATACTTATAATACTAGAGAAGCGTCAAAAACTTCAAGAGATATGACAGTTCCTGATCCAAATACGGAAGTGCAGGTAGATCCTTTTGTAAAACGAGTTATAGATCTTCCTCAAAGACTATACAGTCCATCTGTAATTGCGAAAGTGCGTGAAAATGTAATACCTTTGGATAGACCTATGCCAAAAGAAGAGTTAATGGATACTACGAATACAATTAAAATTGATAGATCTCTATTAGATCAGTTAGATACGGATTTAAAGAATGCATATGGATCACATAATGATCAAATACAAGAACAATTAACTAATATTACTCAAGTAACTGGTGTACCTGATAGTATTACCTATGATGAGAATAGTGTAAGGACTGTACAGCGTAGATTCCTTGATATGCCTCATGCTTCACCAGGCACTAAATATTATATGAAACAATATAGATCAGATCCTAGAAAAGACATTTATTTTACTGTTACTCTAGGACATGATCCTGTTGAAAGTGGATGTGGACATTTTACTTGCACAGCTCCTACTCCACCAAGTGATTTTTCAACTTATGATGGAAGTACTGGTATAACTAGTACATACAGTTATGTTGTAACTGGTCAAGTGCAAGGTCCAGGATGTAGAGGTTGGTCTGCATCAGGTCAACAACATATACGACATCATATGACAAAATCAACTAACACTTACACAGCCACAGTGGCTGCATACGGAAACCCTTTCTAATGGCAGGATTATCAGCAGCAGTTTTTATAGGAAGTGATAGTGGACATGGACGTTGCATTCCAGCTAATGTCCATGCTACAGTAAGTTGCGGTGGAACGTGCAAAACTGCACCCAAAAAATCCATCGCAACAATGGATTCCACTAATATATGGCCTCCATTTCCGCAAACGCCTCTCAATGTGATGCAAATTGTGGGTAATGTTATTATCAACGGCAATTTTCCTATTGTCGATCAAGATCTTTTAACTAATCACCCACCAACATGCACACAAATTGTAATACGAGCAGGATGTAAATATCCACCCCCACCTCTCACATGTCCAACACAAACTCTTTGTGTGGAAGATATTGCTGGTGGAGGTGCTCATATTAGAAAGGCGTTTGCAACCAGCAAAACCGTGTTCATCAATGCTAGACGAGCGTGTAGAGTGGGTGATCCACTCGGACCTCCATGTCTATCAAAGATTGCAACAGGATCACCTAATGTTTTTATAGGAATTTAAATTATGGCAATGAAAGTCGCTTGGAATAGTGGTGGTAGCTATGTCGAAGCTATACCCAAAAAGACGAGACAAGGAAAAGGCAAACATTCAAAGTATGCTGCTTCATCTCGTAATAAAGCACCAAAACGACCTCGTGGACAAGGTAAATAGACAAAAGGACTCTTCGGAGTCCTTTTTTATTGAAAACCCCGATAAATAACTAAGAATAATAGATCTTTTTTCTATAAATGGCGTTAAAGTCAATAACTAGTACTGATATAAAGAGGTCTAGAGCTTTTAAGGATATCTCTATGAGTATTCTTAAAAACCCCTTTACTAATGACATATCACCAGTGACTAATGAAGAATCTATAAAGCAATCTATACGAAATATAGTTTTAACTGCTCCTGGCGAAAAATTATTTAATCCTAAATTTGGATCTAGTGTATATAAGATGCTTTTTGAGCCTTTAGATCCGTTTATGATTGATTCATTGCAAGTTGAGATCAGGAACACAATAAGTAACTATGAAAAACGAGTTACTGTAACGGGTCTCAGATGTATACCTGATTATGATAATAATTCCGTTACTGTGAGTTTGGAATATAATATTATTGGTTTACCAATAACGGAGACCATTCAGTTTGTATTAGCGAGACCATCCTAATGTTACCAAATAATTTAACAACACTTGGGTTTGAAGATATTAAGTCTTCTATCAAATCGTATCTAAGAACTAGAGATGAGTTCATAGATTATGATTTTGAAGGGTCAGGTTTATCATATATGATTGATGTGTTAGCGTATAACACATATTATTCTTCATTTATGGCAAATATGTCCATGAATGAGGCATTTATCGCTTCTTCTACGGTTAGAGATAATGTTGTTAATATTGCGAAATTATTAGATTATTGTCCAAGGTCTGTTGTTGCATCAAAAGCTTGTGTACATCTAGATGTGCAAACTACACAGACTGCAGAAACATATCCTAATAATATTACTCTGTTAAAGGGTCTTTCTGCTACAGGTGGTAATTTAGTGTGGAATGTCTTAGATCCAATTACTGTAGAAGTTGATCAAACTACAGGAAAAGCAAGATTCCATAATGTAAAGATACAAGAAGGTAGTATTATAAACTATTCTTACACTGTAGATAACTTTGCAAAACAAAGATATATAATTCCTTCTGAGAATGTTGATACTTCAACACTTTCAGTAAGAGTGCGTCCAAATGCAAGTAGCACTACTTCTGATAGTTATAATTTGGTTGAGAACATAACTGAGGTTAAGAGTACTGATAGAGTATATTTCTTATCTGAAACTGAAGATAAGAGATTTGAAGTTTTCTTTGGTGATGGAGTTATTGGAAGAAAACTGGTAGATGGTGAGGTTATTGATTTTGAATATATTGTTACTAGTGGTGCTAAGGGCAACGATACTAGTATATTTGCCTTTGTAGGCAAGTTTATTGATAGTAATGCCGTAAACTATGGTGCTAGTGTATCAACGCTTACAGTAGGTGATAAGGCACAATTAGGAGAGAAGGCAGAAACTGTTGAATCTATTAAATTTAATGCTCCTAGGTACTATGCAGCACAAAATAGAGCAGTAACTATTCAAGATTATGAAACTATCGTAAAAAGAATATACACAAATGCTAAAACCGTTGCTGCATACGGTGGAGATGAATTAACTCCTCCTGTTTATGGAAAAGTGTATATCGCTATAAAAACTAGGACTGGATCATCCCTAAACGATGCTACAAAGCTCCAATTAGTGTCACAGCTTAAAACATATGCTATGGCATCTATTGAACCTGTTATTGTTGATACTAAGACGTTATATGTCTATCCTAGAGTCTTTGCTACTTATGATCCATCTACTGCATCTAGAGATGTATCTACAATTTCAACAAATATACAAGATTCTATAACTGAGTGGGCACAACAGGAAGAAATTAACAACTTTAATAACAATTTCAGTTTAAATAAATTCCAAAAGGCAGTTACTTCCTCAGATCCAAACGTAACTGATACTTCCACTCAAATTTCAATTGTTCAATATATTACTGCTACTGGTAATACCTCCAATACATATTGTGTGTCAACTGGATCACCTCTACTAGATAGTGCTCCAAATATCCAAATTACTGAAGGTATTACAGCAACTGTTACAACAACTACTGACAGTAGCGGTTGTAAGAAAGAACCTATCATCAAATCATCTAAATTTAGACTTGCTGATAGACCATCTATAGATCAATACTTTGAAGATGATGGATTTGGCAATTTAGTGGTTTTCTATATCAGTGGTACTAGAAAAATCATTACAAATCCAAAAGGAGGAACAGTTGACTATAATACTGGTCAAATATGCTTTGGACCAGTTAATATCGTTGGTGCTGGTGGAAATGTTCCTGTAATTGATGTTAATGGTAATATTGACGAGACTACAGTTGTTGTTACTGGTCAAGTATTCCAGATTGCAGTTCAAGCAATACCATCTAACCCATCCATCATATACACTCCAGATCCAGGTACCGTAATTGAGGTTATAGTCCCAACTATATCCGTTTCTCCATTAGGTACTGATCTACCTTCGACTATCCCACTAAATAGTCTTACGCCAGAAAACTTTGAAGTTACCCCTACTGTTATTGATATTCCTGATATTACAAATGCTGGCAACTTGGCAAACATCTCCTGTTTTTAGAAGTTAAATGACGACCACAAATAAGGTTTCTCAGGTAGTAAGCAAGCAGTTACCGCAGTTTGTTGAAGATAATCACCCTCTTCTTAATAAATTACTTGAATATTACTATAAATCCCAAGAAAAAACGGGATATGGTCAGAATATCTTAAATGATTTCTTACAATACCTCAATATTGATAAGTTAAACATTGATATTCTTGATGGATCGACAAAACTTGTTCAAGATGCTGCAGAAGATGCTACTACATTAACAGTTGAAAACGTAGACTCTTTTCTTGATAAAAACGGTAGTATATTAGTCAATAATGAGGTAATTTTTTATGAGAAGGCAGTTCCTTCTCCTAGTGTTGCTTTAAGTCCAGGTATTTCTTATGATCAGGTAAAAATAAAGTGGATTGGTCTTTCTAATCCTATTAATGATTTTGATGGTGTCAAGAACTCATTTCCATTACTATCACAAAATAGTCCTGTAAGTCCACCATCTCCACAACACCTTATTGTTAAACTTTATAACAAGGTTTTGATAGGTGGAGTTGATTATACTCTTGATAATAACAATATTAACTTCACTACTCCACCTAGAGCTAAAACAGTCTCGGATGGATTTGAATCTACAAATATTACATACTTAAAAGGTTTTTCTGAAGATTCTATTTTAGCGTTAGACGATATTTCTAATAATTTTGGTGATAATAGGACTAGTTTTGATGTAACTAGAAATACTATACCTTACAGAGCAGTAGTTGATGAATATATTATTGCAATTTATGATGGTAATCTATTAACACCAAAAACAGACTTTACTTTTGATGAAACCACAATTTCTTTCAATTTCATACCTTTAGTTGGAAGAAAATTAGCATTGTTCTCTATTGAAGCACCAATTCCGTCTTTTGGATCAGGTGGAGTTGGTTTTTCTCGTGTTAATGAAGCAGGTGCGGTAACAGGTATTGAAATTAGTAAGACTGGAAGTGATTATAGATTTGAATATGCACCTAAAGTTAGTATTAAGTCTAAAACAGGATCTAATGCTGCAGTTAGGTCATTAATTAACGGTATTAAGAACACACAGTTACTTAGTGGCGGTAAAGGTTATAGTGTAAGTAACCCACCTACGGTAAATATACAAACTCCAACAAAAGAAGGCGGCACACCAGCAAAACTTAGTGCTATAGTAGTAGATGGTGCGGTATCTGAAATAGTAGTTGAAGATTCTGGTAGTGGATATACATTTATACCAAGGGTTACCTTTGCACAACCAGGCGGAGCAACATTAGGTACTCCAACTATAGTTGGAGGATCATTTAGTGGTGCAATTCCTGTTACAACAGGTGGAAGTGGTTATACTACTGCTCCTAATGTATATGTTGATGAACCAACAGGTGAAGACCCTATTATAGCAACTTTTAAGTCCGTATTAAATGATAAAGGTGAAGTTGAGTCTATTACTACTCTCAATCCTGGACAGGGTTACACAAGCACTCCTAGAGTTGCAATTATCGACCCAGTTGGGGCACAAATTTTAGAAACTAAGGTTGACTCAGATGGTAGATTGGTTGATATTGAAATATTGAGTGGTGGAAGTGGTTATGATGATGTTCCATCAGTTTATATTGTTGATGATCGACTTAATGATGTTGGTGCTTCTATTGGAGGATCA